CGTCTCGGGTAGGGTACTTCTTTCTCAAAGCTACGTATGAGATGAAAGCACAAATTATAGTGTTTTCCAGGGTGGTGTGTGGATGTCCGGAACAGGTCATTTCTTCTACAACAAAATGAAACCCGTCCCTATTATTGGTTGCAGCACGCAACGTTTCCGCTGCAGCCACATACGTCTTCTCATCACGAAGGAATGCCTTCACGATGTCTACTGCTATCTTTCTAGCCATCTCCGTGTAACCGGAATCCATAGCTTCGAAATCTCCTTCACTTACCCCTTTGCCCCGTGTCACAATACCATGTACTTGGAGAGCTATTTCTTTGGGTTTCTTTCCTGGACTAAACCAGGTGCACCGCGCGAATACTTCTTCCTTTACAGGTTTGTAGATCCTCTGCAACTCTAAGTTTACAGCAGGACCGAGGTTTTGGATAATACGTGCCTTACCCGCATTCTTCTGGGTCTCCCCTTTGAAAAACGTTTCCAGATCGGTTTCTCCCCGATAATCTGAAATCTCCAACATATCCCTATAAATTTGCTTCTTCGAAGGCTTTTGGGTGGCTATCAGATAATCTATTATCTCATATCGTTCAGCAGTCTTGACCTTATTGTAGCAGAATTCGATACTATCATCAAGATAGCAATCGTGAACAATTCCAGCTTCGTCAGCAACACATTTAATAAACTCTTGAGCATACGCCTCCATTTCAGGTAGTAACGTAGGTTTAGATTTCATAGCTTCACCTAAGGCTTTAGCCTTGAGCTTCGGTCCTACAACACGAATCGCCACAGTCTGAAAAGCCTGAGCCGAAGTTCGCGCTGTAACAAACGCAGGGGGATGAAAGAGTGGTTGGCATATAGCCAAGGCACCTCCAGTTTTGATAACATGATCGTCCATCCACAAATCAGGCTTATTTTTACCATCATTTATGACATGTCGCACTAGGCTTGAACCTAATGAATTATCATTTGCAACATTAATGCTACATTTTCCCGCCAAAGTCGACATAGTCGTCTTCAGACAGTGAGAAGCAAGCCTCTTATCCGCTTGATCGGATGAGCTGCTCACCAAAGAATCAAAACCATCATAAAACAAGGCGCCGATACTATCGACATCCTTAAACGTAAAATGAGAATCCAGTAGGCGCGAGTATGTCTCGCTCTCCAACATGTGGTAGACAATCGATTTTTCATTACTCCTGATCAAAAGAACATACTCCTTAGGAGGAGTCTTCTTCTCAGCAGCAACTCGTATTGGGTAACTGTATATGGTCCCAACTCGATTATCTTCT